TTAATCCCTCCTGATTGAAACCAAAAATCAAATACATCCTTAATTTTTGGATTAAGTCTCAAAGTCTCTTCAACAAAAGACCAAAAAAGCCATCCCATGATCCAGGAGCCTCCATGTGACGTTTCATTATCTCCGGATGGCATTTTTCCAAACATCCATACCCAAACCATATCTGTTAAACGGCATAGTTTCACTGCTAATTTAGAGGCCGACCATCTTAACATTGCCTTGTACAACAATTTTGTAAATTCATCCATATTATCAACGTTAATATAAACTCGTGACATAAAAACATACATCTCAAGTAAATTTTTTAAAATACGCGTATCGTATCCTTTAATATCACCTCCAAAAGAGACAAAATTAGGATCATCTATCTTCATTTGTTTAACATAATTGGTTGCCCCTCCATATAACCATTTTATACCAATTTTTATCATCTTCCCTCTCTCAATTCTATGACGAGGCTCATGCAGAATATAATTGATCAAATACTGGAAAGCAAATGGTATATAAAACTCGCGACACTTATCGTACATACTATTCCGCGTATCTTGTGTCCACGCATCAACTATATACGCATTAAGAACTTCAGGTTTCAAAACAAAAAGATTAGCAACTTCTCCTAGATCCTGTATAAATTCGTCCATATTTCTATGTACACGAAAACGACGTATACACTCGACAAGATGTTTCTTTATTGGGTATTCAACATCTCTCTTTTTTCCATGAAACACTCTAGCTATTGATCCAAGCTCACCTTCTGATTTAGTATTACGACCAGGTTGCAAGCCTGAAGCATTATTCTGAGGAATGCGACATTTCATAATATCAGATTCAGCACAATCCCAAGGGACCGTGCCAAATTTTTCACGTGTTCCAATATAATCATACATACGATTAAGACCTTTTTCCATATCCTTACTCTGTTCGAGCGTGAAAGATCCTTGCGTTGTATCAGCAGTGTATTTAGCTATCAATTTTTCATATTTACCTCTTGCATATATTCCATCCATAGTATGAGTCGTATATGGACCATAAGAATCTCCCCCATAAACCATATTAAATGATGATAATTTTATAAGACACATTTGCGCTAAAGTATAAACCTTTTTTGGCTCCCAAGGTATACCTTGAATAACACAATAGCGTACATCGGCTCTTTTAAACACATTCTCTTCCAAATATGACATCCTCATTTTCTGGAAGGGATGAATTATCGTTTCAGAATTAACAACAACAATCTGACCTTTTTCTGCGTATATAACAGGTTGATATCTTCGTAGAGAATTAAAAAAACTCTTATCCCAGTATCTTTGAATTGCTACCATCTGAGAAAATGGTTGAGGTAATTGCTGAGAATGCAAGTAATTTCTCGTACATACAAATGGTGGAGGAACTTGAAC